GCTAAAAGTTGGTGAGTCGCTAAAAGTTGGTGAGTGGCTAGAAGTTGGTAAGTCGCTAAAAGTTGGTGAGTCGCTAAAAGTTGGTGAGTGGCTAGAAGTTGGTGAGTGGCTAGAAGTTGGTGAGTGGCTAGAAGTTGGTAAGTCGCTAGAAGTTGGTGAGTGGCTATCTTCTTATGGAATAAAATCTTTAATGAGTATAAACATAACTTGCTTTACTTATTTTTGTCAAATATGGGGAGGATATGTAAAATTAGGTTGTCAGCTTCACACAAAAGAAGAATGGTTAAATTTTACAGATGAAGAAATAGAAAAAATGGAAGGACAAAAAGCTTTAAATTTTTGGCATAAATACAAAGATTTTATTTTGGCTTGTCCAAATGAAAAGTTTATAGAAGAAAATCAATTTATTAAGCCACTCTAACCAGTGGCTTTACTATCCTTATTCGCTTTCTCATTCTCAGCCAAAAGCAATTTGGTTTCATTCAATCTAACACAAATAACCTCTTGACTCCAATCAGTCCCCATTGAATCACCACGATAAGTTATCGTCAATACTTTATAAGTTCCGTTTAAATTTTCAGAGTAAATCGATTCTAACTTAACTTGACACCCTATTCTAATAGTTGGATTTAAAAGAGTATTAAATGTTACTTCATATTTCTTTTTTATTGGTGTGTTCAATAAACCAGTTGAAGAGTTTACAAGTGGAATTATATCGCTAACAACTTCATTTTGTTTTATAATGTAAAGTTTGCCCTCATCTATGTAATAAGTTTCATCAGCTTTTAAATTGTTCTCAACTAATTTTAAACTATTTCCAACTAAAACTTTTGCACGATTTACAACGGGACGCTCTGATATTCTTGCTCTTGTGGTATTAGGCATATCCTTTAAAATTACATTTATTGCATCACCTTTTTTTACTGTTGTTGATGTATAGCTACCTTGTGCATCAACCAGTCCGTCCATAGCAACGATGGTAGTAATAATATCAGCGCCAGATTTTTCGCTAAATGATTCTAATATGAAGCCTTTAAAGATTGTTTCTATTTTGTTATAACCAGCTTTTAATAAAAATGGCATTTTAGTGGTTGTGTCCATGTCTTCTTTTATAAGCTTTTTTCTTTTATCTTTAGAAAGATTATATATTCTAATTCTGCAAGAGTTCAAGCCACCATCAACCGATTTAACTACATCAAATTGAATTCTAATGTTAGGTTTTATTATTACAACTTCGCCAGTATTTAGAGTTATTATCAATTCATAATCACGACCGAATCTCGAACTATTCAACATCAGAATCCTTTATCTAATTTTAATTTTATTATACTATAATTACTGTGTTATTTGTTTAGTTGGTGGATACAATCCCTCAGCTATCCATCAACTAAATTAATAAGCTGAGGGGCTTCAAATGTTAGAAAATAATCAAAAAAATATAAAACACGGATTAAGACATCATAGATTATATGATAGATGGAAAGATATGATAAGAAGATGTAATAATCCAAAAACAAATAATTATCACGATTATGGAGGTCGTGGGATTAAGGTATGTAAAAGATGGTTAGACATTAAAAATTTTATAGAGGATATGTACCCGTCATTTATTGAAGGCTTAACACTTGATAGAAAAGAAAATGATAAAGATTATTCAAAAGATAATTGCAGATGGGTAAATCAAAATATTCAAACTAGAAACACTAGATTGTTAAAATCAAATAACACGAGTGGTTACAGGGGTGTAAGTTGGCATAAATTAGTAAAAAAATGGTCTTCTACTATTGGAGTAAATAAAAAAAGAATTGTAATTGGATATTTTATTGATAAAATTGATGCAGCTGAAGCTTATGACAATTATGTAATTAATAACAATCTAGAACACACTAAGAATTTTTCTTAATGTGTTAAGGCACTTCATAACCCCTCAATGCTGTTATCTCACTTCTATCCAACAATAATAAATCAAATACCTCGCTAGTAAAACTATCAATACTAAAGGCATCTAGCTCAAGTCCTTTATCATCTATAACCAACTCAAAAGGATAATTCATACCACTACACAATAAAACTCCAGAAACTAATCTAATCCCGTTAATTGTTTTACCTTTAAAACTAACATTTGCAAACCAGCAATTCTCGATAAACTTCATCTCTAAAGTTATAAAATCATCTTCAAAAGGGATTAAATTTGATTGATGTATGTCTTCTGTTAATAATAGTTTTTTCATCATTTACCTTTTAATGAATAAAGTGCAGATTTTACCTCGATAGGTGGTACATCTTTAGTATCAGCTACACCGTTGTCTTTCTTAGCTGTTGTTTTAGCCGTAGGCTTTGCACTTGGTTTATCAAAATAAATATCAGCTTTAGCATATGCAACTTCTGCAAATCTTATTTCTTTAGCAGATAAAGAATACTTTAACTTTTGATTAGTAGAATTATCTTTTGTAATAGTTAAAGAAGTTATAAGCATATTTTCATAATTTCTAAATGGCATTTCAATAGTTATTAATCTTTTGTTAATATAATTCGACTCCAATAAATCAAAGAAATTATCCTGAGCAGTTCTAGCTTTTGATGTTACATTATTTCTATTACTAAATCTCTCATATATATCTATACCTTTATTAAATGTATCAAATGCACCTTTTACTTTATCCACTACGCTTTGAATCTTTTGCTGTTGCTGTTTAGTTAGTACAGTATTTATAACTTTAAATTGCACTTTTTCTCTTATAGTTTCAAGAACAAAGTCATCAAATTTAGGTTTTAAATGAATATCAGCAACCTCGCCACTTATTGATAAAGTGATAGGGTCATTTATAATATGGTCGTTAATAACGCTACCATCTTCTACATAATTCTCAGGAGCTACCATTGTAAAATTGATAGATGAATCAAGTCTTACATCAAGATTGAACCCACCTATTCCCACTGTTTGCTTTTCATCTTTTTTCTTATATAAAAAGCCTTTTACAATATCATCAATCATTAATAACCTCCTTTATTCATTGTAGTATTAGTATCTTTTAAATAATCTGTTAAAGTATTTTTAACATTTATTCCAGCATTCATAGCATTGTCCGTTTTTACTTCCATATTGATATTATTATTTACTACACTTGAAGCATTTTTATTTATCATATTTGTAGGCACTGCATTTTTTTCCCACATATTTACCAAGTTACCTTGATTTCTCATAGCTTCTTCATTTACTTGAGCTGTTGCAATTTGTCCTTGCCATTCAGCCCTTTTATCTTTTATGTATTTATCTGTATCATTAAGACTTTTTATCAATCCAGATGTGTCAAAATCAGCACCTAAGAAATTAGCTATCGTTCCGAGCCCTAAAGCAACTGTATCAACTGCAAATCCAATCTGTGCAAAACCCACAGCTAATTGATTAGTAAGTGCCAAAACTCTGTTTAAAATATCAATATCAAATGATTCAAACCATTCTTTTATTACAGATTTACCACCAGCAAATCCAACTGTTAAATCATCAACAACTAAAATAATAGCTCCGAGTATAGCCATAAACTTACCCATTGGTGATATTTTAACTGCTTTATTTAATAAATATATTCCACCAATTAAAGCTATTAAATGTTTTTGTCCATCACTCATATTTGAAAACATACCGACTAAAGCTTTTCCAAAATTTGTAAATGCAACCCCCGTTAATCTTACAACTTCCATCATCTTATCAATACTTTTTTTATTATCTTCAATCATAGAAACAAAATTATCAGCTAAGTCTTTAATGGCTGGAGTAAGTGATATTTGCATCTTAGTAGCTAAAGCAGTAAATGCAAAACCCAAAGTATCCATTGAGTCTTTATACTCGGCTACCTTTTCTTTTTCTTCATCTGTTGTAATACCTAACGCCCTAGCTTGTAATCTTAGTTTATTTATTGATTCATCACTGGCTTCCATCATTTGAAGCATACTTCTATCAATTCCAAGTTTGCTTAAGATAGAAATTTTTTCCGTTTTCTCTAAGCCTTTTAATTTTTGTCTTAACTCTTCCATTACAACATCAGCAGATTTTACTTTACCCGTTGCATCTTTTACACTAATTCCCATTTTCTCGAATATAGCTTTAGCTCTACCCACATCATTTGCAGTGTCCCCTATCGCTTGAGATAATCCTCCGATTGAAGCTTCATAAGCTTGTGCAGAACTTCCACTTAGTTGAGCTACATAACCCCACTCTTGAAGTGCTTGAATTGATACACCTAAAGTTATTGCAAGGTCATTTTGTGTATCAATAGCATCAATCATATTTAGATTAAAATAGTTAAAGGCAACTGCACCTATTCCAAGTCCAGCACCTAGTTTAGAAATCATACCTATTCCAGTATCTAAGCCTTGATTTAATTTTTGTAAGGGCTGAAGACTTCCCTGAAAACTGAAGCGAGTCACTAATTCTGTTACAGCCATAAGTACTCCTTTATCTAATTTTAATTTTATTATATCTAAAATAGTTAAGTGAGATAAAAGGATTAGTTGGTTAAAATTATTTTAAAGATTTAAGGAGTTTGAATGATTAGTAGAGAGTTATTGTTAGAGCTAAAACTATTTGATAGCATTGAGAATAGAGAATGGAATTTTGAAATTAATGGAAATACTTTAAAAGTTATTTACAATATTACTAATTGTTTCAGTGGTAATTGGTTTACTATTAATATCTACGAATTAGCTCATAAATGTAAAGAGTGGGCGTATAATAAAGGTTATGAAATTGTTTCATTAGCACATATGATAAGAATATACAAAAATGGATACGAAGTGTATTATACAAACTCTACTTTATTTGATTTAGATATGTTTTTTAAAGCTTGTCAATGGATACTAGATAATAAAAAAGAGGGAAATTAATCCCTCTTACTTAAACTAATCTACGAGCTAAACACTCGATAGTATAAGAAACTGTTCCATTAGTTTCAACATTATTTTTAGTTACTCCATTTTGTTCAGTAAAACTTCCTGATAAAATTTCCCAACTCTCAACGCTTTCGCTTCCATCTTTGATATAAACTTCTTTTAAAGAACCATCAAAAATTACAACGCTTTCACTATTCATCATTTCAGTCATCCAAATGTCATTATCTGAATATCTCATTAGATTAACTTTTAAAGTAGCTACTTTTGCATCACTTCTTTCAGTAACATTTACAGCACCATTCGCACCATAAGTTCTACTTGTTTTTGGATTAACAAAAGCTAATTCAATAACATCACCATTAATAAAATCTTTTATTAACTCACCATTTAGCACTAAAGTAGTGCTATTTGTTAAAAATCTTGATACTGCCATTTCTTACTCCTCTATACTTAATGTAATGTCTACTGAATGAATTGCACCAGCTAGTTTTAAAGCTACTTGAATTGCAGGACTTTTTCTTGCTACTCTATCACTTTGTGCTTGATCGGCTAAAGATTGAGCAAAAATAAAATATCCGTTTGCTAAAATGCTTCTTCTAAATAATAATGGGTCCCCAAAATCATCAGGACTATTCCAAGTCCCAGCACCAATAACATTTGCCTTCCTAAATAAAATCAAAGTCTTTTCAATCGTATCAACAATTTTATTAACATCTCTTTTAATTTGAGCTAACTTAGTTCCAGTTGTACCAAGTAAATTAAACACATCTGTTTGAATATAGTTTTTAATAGCAATAATATTATAAACATTATCCGCCCAACCATTCGCTCCACTTGTTAATAATTTAGGTAAATCCCCGAAATTAGTATATAAATCTAACCCTACTTTTTTAGCTTTATTGATTTCGTCTTGCGAATAATCTTCAGAAACAATACCTTTTAACTCTTTTAAGTTTAAAGTAATTGCACTATTTTCATTATTGAAGTTTACAGTATGGAGTCTAGTCATTTCAGCAGTTGCTACTTTTCTATCACCGTCTTTTCTGTAAATCATTCTATAATTTTCTAAACCTGAAAGCTTAATCTCCCAAACAACATTTGCAATATCTTTTTCTAGGTTTGAAGCACTATCAAAAACATCATAAGATAGAATGTCGTTAGCTTGTGCAAATACTGCTAAAGCTTTACTTTCTACATCAGTTGGATTGTCTAAGAATGTAAACCCTTTAAATGGTTCTTCTTTCAAAGCTTCAGTAACTGAATCAATTTTACTTTCAGCAGTTAATGTTCCACTATCCAAACCATCAAACGCAATAGCACCAGTACCAATTGATAAACCTAAAATAACACCTATAAATGTACCACTTGTATTTGCAGTTAATAAAGATACTTCACTTGTTGCACCAGTTGTTGCACTTGTAATAATGATTCTTTGGTCATTAATTGAAGCAGTTGCACCCGTAATTTCTGCATTTATTAAAGTAACAACATCAGCTAATTCGTCAATAGTTCTAAAATCTAATCCCGTGATTGATTGTTCTGAACCATCAATAATTACTTTAAATGAACCATCACTTACAGATTGTAAAGTGCTAACGATAACTGATTCACTTAATTGAATACCTTTTAAATATCCAGCTTTTGCACTTACAGTTTCCGTTACAGCTCTCCAATAAGCAATAACTAAATAACCACCTGAATTACAAGGGTTTTTAGTACCACTAAATAAAACCGATGCGTGTTGATATACTGCACTTGTTGTGCCAAAATCATCAGCAATACTTGATAAATCAGTATAAGCTTTTGTTCTATTCGCACTTGATAACGCTCCAAGTTGTGAAGTGAATAAAGCAACAATATTCATATTCGTACGAGATAATGAACGACCTTGAGGGACAACCGAAACATTAACAACATTGTTCACATTTGCCATATTTTTCCTTTTTTATAAATTTATCTAATTATAACTAAAATAAAATCTTGTAATTTAATCGTGGTTAAAGATTGGATTAGTTAAAATAATTTTAAATATTTAAGGAGAAATAGAATGGAAAAAGCAAAATACATAAGATTGGTTTTGCCAGTTAGATATGGTGAAGAAGATATGCCTAGCTGTATGCCTTTTAGAAATGGTAATATTTTTGATATTAGTTACAATATTAAAAGTGGCGAAATTGTAGATTTTATGAAAGACTGTATTGATGTTAATGGTATTATTGATTGGAACAAATTAAACAATAGAGTTTCAGCAAATAGCTTAGAAGATAATTTAATCTTTGAACTTAATGATATGAAAGTTACAGATAAAGGCAAATATTACTTGTTAGATGAAAACCTTAATGTTTTATATTCACTTGAAGAAGCATATGTACCAGATAGTCATTCAGTAGATGGTGAATATGGAGATTATATTAATTTACATATTGATTTAAAAAATGGAAAAATACTAAACTTAAAAGAAAATGCAACCTTTAAAGAGTTTTTAAATAAAGAGTAGAGCCACTTTTTTTGGAGTGTCTTTATTCCTCAACCAACCTAAGTTCCCATTCAATATTATCAATTCTAAGCGTATCAATAGCCACATTAAAAAAGGAGAATTAAAATGTATATACCACCATCAAACAGTGCAAATAGCTATACTAATAGTTTTATAATTATCATAGCTATTATAATATTGTTGTTTATAATGGGAATAGTCTTTTAAGATTATTCCTCAACCAAACTAAGCTCCCACTCCACACTATCAATCCTAAGCGTATCAATAGCCACATTAACAAAATAATTAACACTAACTTCTATTTGATACCTATTAGTGTAATCCGTCCCTAATAAATCTTTTAAATCAATAATACTATTTGCGTTTAGCATAGATAAACTATAATCCTTTAAATACCAATTGGCTTTTTCACTTCTTAATAATGCTACAAATTTATTAGCATTTGTGTAGGCATTATCTCCATAAAAATCTAAAGTAAATGTTTGATTAAAGTAAGTTGTGAATGTTTGTATTTCATCTGTTCCGTTGTAACTATCCGTTGCACTTATGTTTCTAGCAACCGTTAAAGAATCAATTAAAATTAAATCTTTTGTGAAGTCCACATTTTCAAAATTCTCACGACCTAAAATGATAATTAAATCTTCATTATTCATTAAGGCTTTTGTAAAATCTGCTATTTGAATGTTAATCATAATATTTGTTCTCCAATCCCTTTATAAAATCCATAATCTGAATTATCTCTAATCGGAATTACTTTTAAATTCTTACCTTTATAAACCACAATATCATTAACTTTTAAAGCACTTGTGCTATGAATAGTAAAATAAGATTTACTTGTATCTAAGTTATTTACCTTTAATGTTTCATCACTTGCAACTTGAATAGTAGCTTTAATTTGCGACTCCACAACTGTATTAACTGGCTTATAATTTACTATCATTTGAGTTGTTTTTTTTAGCGTTATTGTTTGACTAAAATTGTTTACTACTTGACTTAAATTTGGTAACATTAACTTTCCTTTTCTACTATATAACTAATTGAGCCTATGAGTTGCCCCGTGTCAATAAGTGGAAGACTACTTCTTTTTCTCTTTACCGTGGCTTTACTATTTGCTTTCCAATCGTTATTTCTAAATGATTCTTTGATGGTATTTTGAGCTTTAATCCCTATCCTATCTAAAGCAACTTTTGCACTCATAGCATTCTCGCTAACCAACCTATGATTATTCTCAATTAGTTTAGTTATCTCTTTTATATTGTTTTCAATCGGTACTCTTATAAAACTTCTTCTAGGTATATTTTTCTCAGGTACTCCAAACTCGTGAATCATACCAATTTGAAATATAGTAACCCCCCCACTATGGTTCTCACTTCCATCTTTTGCAAGTATTCCAGCTTTTACAACCGAGTCTTTAAACTGTTGCAAATTCTTTTCATACGCCACAAATAAAGAGTTATCATTTTTCATACGATACTAGCTTGTCCAACTCTAACTATATTAAAATAGTATAAATACTTTTGTCCATACCCAGTTGAACCATAATAAGCGTTAATCTCATTGATTGTTGTAGGCATTGCATAAGATACACTTACACCATCTACTGATTGACTTGATACAGTTGCACTCATAGCATTTAATCCGTTCGTTTCAATAACTAAGTTGTGGGCTACAAAATATAAAACTGCTGTATCTTGAAACTTGCCATATTTCGCACCGATTGACAAATATGCTTCATCGATTAAAAGATTTATTTTCGCATCTGCTATGCTTGTAAATTCAGGGAATCTAATTTTAAAATCTGTTGATGTTATCAAAATTAATCCTTTTTATTTTAATTATATAATAGTTTTTTAAGTTTGATTTATAGTTTTATTCGCTAAAATTATTTTAAATTTATTAAGAGGATAAAGAGGATGAGAGAGATTAAATTTAGAGCGTGGGATACAAAGTCAGAATCAATGGAATATGAAATTGCAATAGGAAAAGGATACGGTGAAGATTCTTATATCTTATTCTTGGGATTAGGTGAAACTTTTATTATTGATGATGATATAGTTAAGATTATGCAATACACTGGATTAAAAGATAAAAATAATGTTGAAATTTTTGAGGGTGATATTATTAGAAGTCATAATAGTAGACAAGGAGAAAAAATAGAAGATTATGAAGTCATTTATGCTGGTTCTGGTTTTTGTATAAAATCATTAAAAGAGAATGAGATACATAGTAAAGGAACACTTTACTCATTTGCATTATACAGCGACAATATAGATTTTTTAAAAGATGATTATATTATTGGAAACATATACGAAAACCAAGAACTATTAAACTAAGGCAAAAACTTTGAAACAACTAATAAACGATTATTATTTCCTATGTAGTCTACTTGACGATAATATCGAAATGTTAGCTGGTTTCTTGAAATATAAAAACCTTACAAAACATAGAAAAAGTATGTTGATAATATTCTTTGAAAATCTTAGATTAAAGAATGTAGAAAAAGAGATTGATTTAGCTATGGATTGTAAGACTAATGAATTTATAGAGTATAAAGTGATTTATACAAATGAACAATTAAGAGTAAAAGCTAAGTCCCATTTATTGTATCAGAGTAATATATGGGATTTTATATAGCTTAAGCTTTAGTTTTTTTAATAGCCTTAGTTTCTTCTTTAACTTCTTCTACGACCTCAATAACACCCGACTTAATAGCATTGTTTAAAATTTTACTTTCTCTTTCAGATAATTTATCTAATTCAAAAAACTCAGTTGTTATTTTATGTGAGCCAATTTCAAAAGTATTCTCAATAATCTTTTTATACATAAGTATCCTTTTTTATTTTAATTATAGCATATAAATTTATAATGGATTAAGGTTATGTTAGTTAAAATTATTTTAATTTATTTAAGGAGAAAAGAGTAAATGAGAGAACAAATTAAAATAGAAGTTAAGCCATTAATTCAAAAATTAAAAGGTTTAGAAATTGATGAACTTATTGAATGTTTAAACATAATAAGAGAGGAGCTACATAATATAAGCCCATTTAAAAATGAGCCAGTAGATTTTGTTAGATGGGTAAAAAATACAACTGTTGGAGCTAACGACTACAATCCAAATACTGTTGCACCACCCGAAATGGAATTATTAAGATTATCGATTGCAAATGATGGATATACTCAACCTATTGTTACTTGGGCTAATTCTGATAAAGTAGAAAATGAAGTAATTGACGGATTTCATAGACATAGAGTCGGAAAAGAATGCAAAGACATTCAAGAAAGAATACACGGATATTTACCAATTGTTGCAGTAACGGAAGATAGAGAAGGTAAAAACGATAGGATTGCATCTACTATTAGACATAATAGAGCGAGAGGGAAGCATATAGTTGAAGCAATGGCAGATATTGTTTTAGATTTAAAAAAAGAGAAATTGGAGCGATAAAAAAATATCTACTGAATTAGGTATGGATCAAGATGAAGTTTTAAGACTTTCTCAAATAACTGGATTGCTTGAAGCTTTTGCAGATAAAGAATTTAGCGAAGCTTGGAGAGTTGAAAGTTTAGAAGATGAAGAATAAACAAATATTTCATCATTTTTCTAAATGGGAAGATTATAAGGCTGGTTTTTATGAATCAACTTGTGAAGATGTGCAAAAACATATTCAAAAAAGTATAGATTTATTAAGCAACCAAAAAGAATTTGAAAAATATGCAAATATAATTATTAATGATTGGGTTTATAGTTGTGAACAAAATTTAACCGACCCGTCATTAAATAAAATTGCTTATATAGGTCAAGCGTCTTGTTGTATTGCAAATAATACACCAGCTTTTGTTACAAGATTAGCTTGGTCTTATGTTGAAGAAAACAATCAAATAAAAGCTAATAAAACAGCTAGAAAAGTATTAAAAAAATGGCAATATAATCATCTACTAAAGGGGAGTTTATGGCAAAGTTAGGATTAGGGTTAAATGTATATAAAGAAGCAGTTAATAGAGTAAATTGGACTTTTGATAATTTTGAAAGAATATATTTATCATTTAGTGCTGGAAAAGATAGTACGGTTATGCTTCACTTGGTAGCACAAGAAGCACAAAGAAGAAAGCAAAAAATAGGTTTACTATTAGTTGATTTAGAAGGTCAGTATAAACTTACAATTGCCCACGCTTTGGAAATGATTGAATTATATAAAGATGTACTTGAAGTTTATTGGTGTTGCCTTCCAATTGCATTAAGAAATGCAGTATCTGTTTATGAGCCAAAATGGACTTGTTGGGACGATGAAAAGCAAGAAGATTGGATTAGACAAATGCCAGATATTGCAATTAGTGATGTTAATTATTTTCCATTCTTTAAAAAAAATATGGAGTTTGAAGATTTTGTACCTTTATTTGGCGAGTGGTACTCAAAAGGTAAAAGCACAGCTTGTCTAGTTGGTATTAGAGCAGATGAAAGTTTAAACAGATTTAGAACAATTGCAAGTAGTTCTAAAGTTAAAAAAGACAATAAACAATATACTACTAAAGTTACTGAAAGCGTATTTAATGTGTATCCTATTTACGATTGGAAAACTGAAGATATTTGGATTTATCACGCTAAAAATAGAGACAAAAGATATAACGAATTATATGAATTGATGAATAAAGCTGGATTGGCAATTTCACTACAAAGAATTTGCCAACCTTATGGAGATGACCAAAGAAGAGGATTGTGGTTATTCCATTTAATTGAGCCTAATACTTGGGCTAAAGTGGTTGCAAGAGTAAGTGGAGCAAATAGTGGAGCACTATATGTTCAAGACTCAGGGAACATAAATGGATACAATAAAATTACTAAGCCTGATAATCATACTTGGAAAAGTTTTGCAGAATTATTAATAGAATCTATGCCACCACAAACAAAAGACCACTACAAAGTTAAAATTAGAACTTTTATAGATTGGTGGGAGAAAAGAGGATATGAAACTGGAATACCTGATGAAGCAGTTTTGAGCTTAGAAATGAACAAAAAAGTTCCATCTTGGAGAAGAGTTTGTAAAAGCTTACTAAGAAATGATTATTGGATGAAAGGATTAAGTTTTACTCAACATAAAACAGATGCTTACAAGAAATATTTAGAATTTAAAAAAAGACAACAACAAGGAAAAGGATTATTTGATTAAAAAAAAGGGAGCTTTTAAACTCCCTTTTTAAATCTCAATAACTGATTATACAGCAGTTAAAATCTTACCACCAAGTGACTCAATAATGTCAGCCCCAGCCACTGCAAACATAGACTCAATTCCATATCTAAATCCACCAATTTGATATTGGTTAGAAATTTTCAATGCAACTGGAATCCTCATTTGGATAGCTTGTCTTTGTGAAGAGTAAGCAACGATTCTTTTCACCCCTAAAATATCACATTTAGAAGTAATTACAAAAGTAATATTTAAAGTTCTTTCAAGAGCTTCTCTTACAGTTGTTAAAGACCCAGCAGTATTTAGAAAAGTTTTGTTTAAAATGTTGTAAGTGTCAGGGTGAACTGCAACTTTATCAGCACTAAACATTTCATCATTTAATACAGCTGTTCTTTGGTCAGATACTAATGTTGAAATTTCATCAAACATTTCTTGAGCATTTAATCCACTAAATACACCAGTTGCACCACCTGAAGCAAATAAAGTATTATTTAAAAGACCTTTTGATTTTCCCTCGATACCTAAGTAACCGATTCTATCAATTTGTTCTTTGTACTTTTGGTCATGACCTCTTAAGTATTCTGAAACTAAGTTTCTGTTTTCTAATGAAGCTCTGTTTAGTTCAGTTTCAGACCAATCAGAAACAGCTTCTTTCATAAATACTGGCATTGTGTCATCTTCAACACCCATAGAGATTTTACCCTTACCATTTGTGTTATCACCAGCATCTTTAAAATCACCTTGAATATTTGATTTTAATTTTGTAATAGCTTTAGCATATCCACCCTCATTATTGATAACAATACCTGAAGCAGCCAAGAATGATAAACCAGCGATTCTTTGTTCAAATACTTCACTTGAAATATGTTCTAAATTTCTAGCTAGTACAGTTCCACCATTTGAGTCTAAAGATTTAAAATAATTCTTTGCAGAATCAAATGAATCTAAATTATAAATTTGTCCTAATTTTGCCATTTTGTTAAATCCTTTTTAATTAAACTAATGATGCTTTAGCTACTAGCCAAACATTCGTATCTACTTGTTCCCAAAAAACATAACCCGAATCAACATTGTTAGTTGAAGTAGTTGTAGCTTTTCCAAAATCAGCACCAGAGCCAGTTGCATTTACAGCGTAAGCAATTCCATATCTTGCAGGAGTATTACCAGTTACAACATCAACAGTAGCAAAACCAACAGTCATAACTTCAGCAACAGTGTCAACTAAAGTTCCCGTATTTCTATAAGTATTTACACCCATTTCTCCACCGATTAATCTAGTAACAATACCAGCAATTTTTGGAGTTGCACTATTGTCTAAATTATCAACTGAATCAGTATCATATTTAGCAAATCTTCCCATTACTAAACCATCTTCAAAAGTTGAAAACGCTTCAACATTAAATGGTCTAGTTCTTAAAACTTCACCTGAACCTAACTTTTTAGATTCTTCTAAAACAGCACTTGTAAAAGCCATAATTAAATCTCCTTATCTTTTAAATCTGCAAATTTATTATCATTTGCACCATGTTTCAATCCATCAAATGCATTAGTTTGAGATTTTTTAATCTCTTCTTGTTTTAAAGAATCTTTTGCAATTTGTGATTTAACCATTTTGTAAGCTGTATCGATACCAGCATCACATACTCCGTCTAAAGCCATATCAGATTTAGTTGCAATAATAGCTTTTTTAATATCTACTACTGAATCAGATGATTTAACATTTAAACCTAATTCTTTAGCAACAAGTAAAGCATCTACTTTTGCATCAATTAAAGAATCAATATTTTTAGTTTCTTTTTCTTTTGGCATTTTTTCATCAATCATTGTTTCTTCAGCTTTTTCCATTTTTAAAAGTTCAGCTACTTGTTTCACTAATTCTTTAATATCAAATGGCATTTCAGCGTCAGGAGTTTTGATTTCTTCTTTTTCTTCCATAGAGTCAATTCCTTTCAAAGTATTTTCATATACAATTATACTATTAGAATCAAATACTAATTTACACTCTTGTCCACACCTAGCCGAATCAACTAACGCAACATGATTAATTTTAATATTTGTTTGAATATAGTCATAAGTTACACCCTCAAACTCACCTTTTTCTTTTACTAAGTTTTGAGAATAACCAGCCGATAACTCCATTTTTCCATTGATAACTTTATTGATTAAGTCTTTATCTGTTACAACTATTTGAGCCTTGATATAATCAATCCCGTCTTTGTTATAAGTTTCGTAAGATGCTACACTACCCTTAATTAATTCCGTTGCATTATCAACTGTAACAAATGTATTAGGGTGGTCGTCTGTAATTGGAGCATTTGCATAAGTAGATAAAGACTCTTCTTTTAGCACTTCTTCTCTTGGACGATAGACATTGAACATTGCAGTAGGCTCTTCCATATTTCCAAGTTCTGCACCCATATAAGGTTGAAGTCCAGTTCTTGCAACTACACCATTAATATGTAAGAATCCAGTATCTTCATCTATGTATTTTGTGAAGTCATTATAACTATCTTTAAATATTAATTTATCATTCAATGAAGCATTACAAATTGCATAAGCTTCACTTTCTGTTTTGCCTCGTGCCATTACTTGAGTTACACAACTTTCTAATTTTTGTGGCATTTATTTATTACCTTTCAAATCATATCTTTCCCACATTTTTACTTTATTACTAGACTCAATAGGTTTAAATAAAACCATAAAAACAATAAAGCAACTATTTATAAATCCTTTAATCATCTTTTTCCTTTCTAACTTAATTTAATCCCACTAACTGCAAACTCCATATGTGGAACAAGTGTCAAATCATCTCTAACTATAATTTTTAAATCTGATTTTTTGCAGATTATAGCGTGTCCGTACACATCCAAAGGACTCCAGTTACCATTGATAATAGATGCTGTTGTTCCCGTTATTTTAACACTATCCAAAGTTGAATCACTTGCAAACAACATTACATCAGCATTGTTTTTATAAACTTGACTTCCGTCTATTTCAAAAACTAATCCATTTGTTAATGCTACTCTATTTGCAAACTTTTTTACATCAACTATATCATCTTGAGAAATCATATAATCAACCCTAGTCAATAGAAAGTTATCAACTGGTAAATCTTCAAGTATAAACTCAACGGGCGTCACACTACCATTAACGCTTAATAGTGAGCTACCATTATTTTTAAACTTCACATAAAATATATCGCTATTTCTAACTGCCAGTTGATTATGCTTAGCGTGTTGTATTTTAATCATCACTATCCTTTTTTAAATTATAGCATTTGTAAAGAATATAAGTTTACTTTAAAACTATTTTAAATATAATTAGGGAAATTAATTAAGGATTAGAATGAAAATATCAAACAAAGACCTAGCAACATTCTACAACATAACCCACGCTACTTTATTGAATTATAAAAAGCATAAAGATATTGGGTATAGAAGAAGGTATCAGGCACTCAGAGAATTATACATTAAGTTTATGGAGAGCGGGAAGTGAAAAACACATTTAAAAAACTTAGAGCTAAACTAAGATACACATTAAATAAATTAGATACAGCAAATAGAACTAGCAATATTTTATCGGTTGAGGTTGAAAGATTAAAAAGAGTTTTGGATATTCAACAAAAGAAAGAAGCTGTTTTAAATAGTCAATTAGAAACTGAAAAGAAAAGAGCTTCAAGACTTACCGACCAAATAATGGTAATTAAAAATAATAGAGAGTTTTTCTACAAGCAATGGATAAGCGAACACAGCAAAATTAAGAAGTGGCAAGTATTAAGTTATGTAAGCGTTGCGAGTAATATCGTTATGTTGTTTTTTATGATTGTGAGAGGATAGAATGAAATTGGAAGTTGGAAAACATTATTTAAGTGCTAGTGGTGAGATAATAAAAATTGATTATTTTAATTCTGAAACATTTGAGGATAATAGTTCAAACACTTATTTTGAGAATGGAAAATGTGACGGTGATTGTATAGAATTTGACCTAATCGCAGAAATACCAGATGAATTACACTGGTCATTAGTTAGTCAAATATATTCTTATCACAATAATATAAATACTAGAAATAAAATAAAAAGAAGATACTCTAATTTTAAAAATTCTAAAAAAATAGTTATACCCGATTAATTCTCGGGTATTATATAAATAGCTTGACACCTACAATTAAAATCTTCACCGCATTGTAAATACTTACCATCTGAAGAACTATACAACCCATCTTTTAAATCAAATACTTTTCCATCTCTATCAGCGTGTGAATCTCTTACTCTTTCATCTCCTGAAGTTTGCCAAGTAGCTTGAATTATTCCAGCACTTGAAGCCCTTGCATTGTTTAGATTAGAATTTATAACGCTAACCTCTTGCCGAGCTATAAGCTTTATACGATTATCTAGTTTCCCATATGTACTGCTAACCCCACTAATCCCCTTAATCTCTTTTGCTATATCTTTATAAGTTTTATTTCCACTTACTCCATTTTGGATAATCATCTCTATTTGACTAAAAAATTGAGCCGGAATTGACTTAATTAGTACCTCTTGTTTTCTTCTTTGTAAGGCAACTAAATCATTTAATTTATTTTGGTTAATCATACGCCCCACATCAACACCATAAGCACTCTCTAAAGTCTTTCTAAACTTATCGTTACCCATATTCAATAATCTTGATACAACGCTATTAGCTACCCTTGAACTGAACGACATAATATTAGAGTATTTGCCTTGTAAGATATTTAAAGCACTTAGTAAGTCTGTTACTCCAACATCTTTAGTATATTTAGAATCTAAACTTACATTTTCAAGAATAGGTAAGATAGTTTCATTAATATCTTTTTTCATTTCATTAGCTAATTGCTTAAGTTGTTTGTAGTACTCTAACTCCACAGCTCGTGGAGTTTTAAGCAATGATATTGTTTTCTGTTTCTTCATTTGTTAGTGTTTCCATCTCTTCATAAAGTAGTCTTTCGGCTTCAACACTTTCAGCAGTTATTGTAGGGTATCTATCATCTTGTACTAATCTTGATTTAATATCCAATTCATTAACTACGCCCATATTTAAATATAGATTATCCACTTCAGCATTAGCTTTATTTAATTGAGCAGTTTCTAAATCTGACATTTGCCATAATGGCTTAAACTCAAAAGTAATGTTTAGATTTTTACCAAATAAATGATATTGTATAACCTTATAAATAGCTTCATAAGCTGGCAACAGTTTAGTTCTTTCTGCTTCAACTTTATCGTAATAGTTAGATAAATCACCATCGCCAGTTACATTTAATCCAGTTGAAGAAATACCCATAAATCTTGAATAAGGTATATCAAACGCTCCACATACTATTTCAAAGAATGCTTTATTAATTGACTCTAATCCTGAAAAGTTCTTAGCTATGTTTATATAGTCATCTTCTTTATCTAAAGCTATTCCATTAAAAATGGATTTACTTTCTTGTATTGATTGTAACCTTTTTAATACTAACCCATCAGCTCCATTTGTTAAAGCGTCATTGAGTCCAGCAATTTTATAAACATCTTGATTCGATTGTAAAAGTATGTTTGATAATAAATCAGGTGATACGGTTGCATTAAGAATTGAAGTCCAACCTTTTTCATATACAGACAATCCCCAACCATTCATTAACTCACGATTATAGTTGGTTGTATTTTCTCCATCTAAATGAATAACTCTTGAATGATGAACATTGCCACCACCTTTTGCAATTTGGTAATAAATAGGCTTTAAATAATTTTGACTTAATGGGTCACGCTCTAATTCAACGCTTGTAATATCAAATTTATCTAATACAACTAAGTTTTTTAATTGTCCTTGCTTGAGGTTATCAATAATTAAAGGAGTATCCATAGTATCTTCATTAGTAACTATTACAATAACAGCTCCACCGAATACCTTAGACCATTTAGCTAGGTTATTGATTTTTTCATCAACTTTAAAAGCTTTTAAACCTTTTTCAAATATCTCTAATTGTTTAGTGTCTTCTAAAGATAAAGTAACTCCATCTTTTAAAGCATCATCAACGGGAATATTTACAGCTTTAGATGCTATCCAATTAGTAGAATATAAGTCATTTAATTGTTGCCTATGATATGATTTTAGATTAGCAGATACATAACTCGCACTTTGTGTAATATCTCTTTTACCACCAAGTGAACGAAGAACATCAAAGAATCCATCTATTGTTAATTTCTTCATATAATTAACCTTTTTTGATTTAATTATAGCCTAATTCCTATCTTGTTTCATCTCTTCATATTCCAACTGTTCAATATCCGACAATATACTCTCATACTCTAATATCTGCATAATATCCTTAGTATCAAACTCTTTTACCCTTTGTAAGCCACCGTAACCTTTTCTAACCAAACTAAAAAAGAGTAAGTTTATATCTTCAATGTTAGTATGAGATACCCACTTACTCCAATAATTTACTTTACTTACATATCCATTTATTTTGTAGTTAGTTTGGTTTGATAAAAAGGGTAAACAATAACTTTAAGCGATACAGCAATATAATCTAAATAATCCTCTGCATACTCTTCAAAGTGTTTAGGCAACTTAGACAACTGCATACCATCAAATAAAACCCTATCATCAACTTTTGTCATAACCTTTTTAAAATCATCTCTTTGTAAAAATTGATAATTACCCATAATTATATTAGCTTCAATTTGACTATAAATTGATAACGCCTCAACTCTAAATTGGTGAGATAATCCCGTTAATTTATAAGTTCTGTCATTAATTACAAACTCTCCGTTATCGTTCCATTGTTTGATTTGTTCTAGGCTTTGGTTTTGTTCTTCTATTGTCATATTATTTATCCTTTAATTTATTTTAAAACATATTAGCATTTAAGCCAGTAATACCTTTTTTATAGATAGGCTCTAAGGCATATCTAATAGCATCTATATGATGATTATATTTATCCACAATTTGATTAGTAACTTGACCAGATTTAGCATCTACTTTAAACTTATAGTTACCAAATTCAAATATTGTATTAATACACCTTTTATGAATAACTATTTTATCAAAACTTCGCATAAACTCAATACCATCTTCAATACTTCCTTTACCTTTTACCGCTCCAACAACTTTAAATCCCTCACCTTTTAAATGTGAGATTGTTTCAGGTCTAGCACTATCAGCGTTTACCTTATGTTTTCTAATATTAGGCATTTTGTCCCATAAGCTAGGTAATTGTTTTAAATCTGTTGAAGTATTCTTGTCCTCTTCACTATAAGGTCGGTCATTAATCTCATAATCAAGAAACAAGCAATTATTCATATCTTTATATTTTCCAATGTATGCACGATTTACTGTATTAGGGTCTTGACTAAATCCCCAGTCAGCTCCATAATAAAAGTGAATATTATCAGGAGTATCAAATTCATCAATTAACCATTTATTATTAAAGATTAATTCACTTGTATTCTTTTTAAGTTGCCCCTCCCAAATATGCAAATATAAGTCAGGGTCATTAATAGCCATTGTATCTTTTTGCTTTTCAAGTTCTTTTGGAAAATATTTATTATCATTCCAATTTACTTTTATTACAATTGCATTATCAGGACAATTAACAACAAAGTTACTATAAATTACATCGTTCTCATATCGTGGATTAAAACTAATCCATATTTCACTATTAGGCTTTCTTATTGTTGGGTCTAGTATTTGCCAAGATAAAGCAGATATACTTTCTCCCTCTTCAATCCACGCAATATCAACACCCTCAAAAGATTTAATTTTAGATAAATTAGAATATAAACCTTTAAATAAAAATTCACTTCCATTATCGTGTTTAATAGAATCATTTTGAACTGTGAAACCTTGAAGTTCCAGTAAATCAATCTGGTCTTTTAAAAGTTTATGAACTGAATCTTTTATTGAGTCTTGAATTTCCCTTAAACATAAAACTCTTATAGGTTTTTCCATAGCTTTTAATAAAAGTATTCTTGCAATAGTCCAAGATTTAGAACTACCACGACCACCATAAGCAACTTTGTACCTCATTGGAATAATTGCAAATGGTTTTAGTTTAGCGTTTAAGGATATTTTCATTCCCACTCTACTGATAGATTGTTTTGAACTGCATTCGTATTAGAAATATTAACCTGACTGTTTGCGTGTCTAGGAGCTACCTCTAAAGTAACTGCATTTTTGTCTATCCCCTCATCAATTACTTTCAAATCAGAAGGACTCAATTCAATTTCAATAGAAATAGGAGTTTTAGATATAATCTTTCCACTATCGTCATAAATAGTTTCGAAGTCTATAACTTGTTTTGTATTTTTAGTTAGCAATTGATTTTTTCGTATAAGGGAAAGCTTTGCCGTACTAAATAAAAGTGATTTATTTCCAGTTTCATTTTGTATTGTTTCATCTAACATTGTTATTTCAAAATCACTTAATTTGCTTAATTTTTCAACAGTAGTGTTGATTTTTGTATCAAGTGTTGATTTTTCTTTATCTAATGCGATAATTTCGCTTTTTAACTGTTGATTTTTTGATTTAAGCCAATTTTCATTTTTAGCCTTTTTAGATATTGAAGTTTTATTTATTTCTGTTTCATCTTCAATTTGACTAAGTGATAAACCTTGTTCAAATAATGCTTTAGCTTTATCCCATTTATCTTGACTAATTGCCATTTAATATACTACTTATACCCAAATTTAAAACAAGCGTCTTTTATGTTTTTACCATCAACCTCTAAATAATTAATAATCTCTTTTTGTAACTTTTCATCTTTACACTCTTGTTTTGCTCTAATTGCTTTAGTTATAGTAAAATCATTACTAGAACAAATATTAATATCACCACCATTATATTTCACAAAATCGTAAGTAGTGTTTTTATTTTTAACAAATGAATCATATTCATATTGACAACTTGCAAATAAACCTGATGTTATTAATCCTATCATTAAAATCTTTTTCATTCTCTTAACCTCTCTCTTTTTTCTTTAATCAAATTATACAATAATTAAAATAAATTGAACATTAAAAAAGCCATACTCAACAAAGAATATGGCTTCAACTTAAATAAATAAACTATTTTAATAATAAGGGAAGTATATATTTTGTTTGCTTAAAGTTGGGTAAATACATTTATAACTATTTTAAAGTATTTTTAATAATTGTTATTGTATTATTCTTATAACAATTTTGAAAAGTAGGAACTACTTAGCGGTCACCTCCTACTTTTTAGAGTTGTTATAAAGAGTGACCGCTAATCTCTCTCATAAAATATAATTAACTACTTTAAAGACTAGCAATCAAAAAAGGTTTATATGCTAATTGATAAAATCATAATAGCAAAAACAGAATATAGTCCCAATCAATTTACTGGAGGGTCTATACAATTCTCAGTTTCAAAATATACAAGAGTCATGGATATAAAATTAGTTTTATATTTTGGTTTTAATGCAACTAGAAATTCAATATCAAGACAAATAAAAATAAAAGAAAAAGATGTTGAAATATTAAATAAAGAATTGTTAATAAAAACAAAATCTTATAAAGATTCTCTATATTTACATGATGATATATTATCTATTGATGAATTTAAAAAAGATTCGTACGAATGTAATACGAATATCGTACGAAATTACAGTAGTGATATAGATAATGTTGATAAGGTAGATATAGATAAAGTAGATAGTGATAATAATGCACCATCTAACGATGGCACAAATGAGTGTGATAATTTATTTAAAGTTATTTGGGACAATCATAGTCAATGTTTAAAAACTAAAAAAACTAAAGATGGTAATCCAAGAAAGAACTCAAACAAAACTAAAACTAAAGAAAAGTTTGTATCTTTAATTAATAAATATAAACCTGAAACTATTTTATGTTATGTTAGAAATGAAACCTTAAAACAATCTCCAAAAGAATTACTTAATTTATTTGGAAAAGATTTAGATGTAGGAATGTTGAAAGTTTTAAACATACAAGATGATGAATTATTAAATGAAGCTCTTGATTCAAATGATTTAAACTTTTTAGAATTTATTGAAGCAATAGAGGATCAAATATAATGAAAGAAATAAAAGAACGATATAAACTGTTAAGTTTTGAAATAAATGAAAGAATAACAGTTGCTAATGTTATGAATTATGAAGCAAATAGTGAATATGTTAAAACTATCAAAAATATGATGATTGAAAAATCAAAATTAAAAACTGATATTGAAAAATACTATCAAAATATTAGAGCTTCAAGAATAGGAGCTTATGAAACAATAAGTGAATTTTTTGAAAGAATGGATAGTGTATTAGAAAAAGATTTAAATGGTAATGTTTTACATAATTATTATAAACTAGGGATTGATGCACTCGATAATGAATTCTTTAATGGTAAAGGTGTATATTCAAATAGTTTAATTTCTATTGGTGCTGATAGTGCTGTTGGTAAAACTACCCTTGCATTACAAATAGTTTCAAGTTTAGCTCAACAAGATGTTAAAACTCAGTTCTTTTCTTTTGAAATGGGTGATGTACAATTTTTTAATGAAATACACCCCCAAGCAAAAAACAAATTAAAATCAATAGTTAATAGTAAATATAAAGACAATATAACTTTAGATTTTAGTTCAAGAGATGTTAAAGATTTAGCAACAGCCATACAAATAAGAGCAGAAGATGGAGTGGGAGCTTTTATTATTGATAGTTATTTATCTATTTATGCTGGAGATAATGAATATCAAAAAATGACTGAATTAACAGATATGTTAGCAACAATGAAAAAAGAGTTAGGAGTATTAATTATAATTATTGCTCAAATATCAAAAAGTGATAGTATTAATAATATATATGATTTTCATGGTGGAAACAAATTGAAGTATGAAAGCGATGTGGCTCTATTTATTCAACTTTTAGAGGGTGAAAAAGATTCTACAAAAAGATTGATGTATTGTGAAAAAAACAGAATTTTTGAAGAAAATCAAAGAAAGGGAATTATTACAGAATATAATAGAGAAACACATAAGATAGAAAAAATATCAGATTTAAAAACATATACTAATAATCCTGATATTAAAAAGAGTGAAAAGTGGGCTAATAAATTAAAGGCTAAAAATGAGAATATCAATAGCTAATCACAATGAAGCAAAAAATCCAAAAGGCTTTATTAATTATGAAATAAAATTTGAAGATATATCAGAAAAAGTAAAAAGTGGTTTTTGTTATAGTGCTTGTAAGTTTAAAGATAATTATAGAAAAGATGATAATTATTGGGGTTGTGAAGATGTTTTAATTTTAGATATCGATGATGTTTGCACTATTGAGCAAGCAAAAGAAATATTTAAAAATTATAAATATTGGATAATAACTTCAAGAAATCATCAAAAATTAAAAAATGATAAAGTTTGTGATAGGTTTAGAATATTTTTTTTATTAGAAGAAACATTAGATGATGTAGATATAAGAGAATTTTTTATAAATAATATTATGGAGCGTTATCCTTTTGTAGATACTAGTTGCAGAAATAGAAGTCGTTTTTATTATTCAAGTCCCAAAGATGCAATTTCTATTTTTAATGATGGATCTACATTTAAAGTAATTCCTTTAAAAATTGAAAATAATAAACCTCAACCAAAAGAAATAAAACATATTAATTTTGATGATATTTATATTATTGATGAAATGACTAATTCATGGGTAAATAGTTTTGGTGAAGTTTTGGAAGTTGAAAATTATGAAAACGATAGTATTGAGCCAAAATTAAAAGGAGCTAGAACTTTACTAGATAATGAATTTTACAAAGGTAATAGAAATCATTGTTTATTTAAAGTTATTAGTATGTTGTTAAATGATGGGTTAGATAGTCAAACTGTTTTAGATTTTATAACTATTGAAAATGATACAAGAGGTGGAGTAAAATTTAATGAATTAATGGCTGTTTATCGTAGTGCATTAAAAACTAATGGAAAAAATTAATTATATTAAGTTTATAATAAATTATAAGCTTTTTATAAGTTTCATTATGTAATAATTCAATATATCAAAAGAGAGGGAGAAATGAAAACAAGTGAAAGTATAGAAAATTTAACAAAAGCTTTGAGTAAATCACACAAAGAGTTAAAAAGTTTTACAGTTGATAAAGAGGGTTATAATTTTAAATATCTTACTTTATCTAAAATTTATGAGGTAGCTTTGCCAGTTTTAAGTTCTAATGGTTTAGCTTTAACAAGTAGTTCATCTGTTTTTGTTAGAGATGCTTTACCATGGGTTAAGGTTATAACTACTTTATGTTTTGGAAATGAATTTATAAAAAATGAATTATGTTTTCCATTGATTGAGCCAACAAAAAAAACAGATAGCGATGTCATGATGCTAGGAAGTACAATATCTTATCTTACTAGATACAATGTACAATCATTACTTTCAATTGCTGGAAGTGATAAAGATGCAGAACAAATGCAAATAGAAAATATAAATCAATAAAAAAAGGATTAATTATGTCATGGATTAAAAAAGAAGAAGAAGTAGTAGTAGTAGAAGAGTTATCAAGTGGTAGCAATAGAATACAAGAATCAAATGCTTATGAAGTTACAATTACTGGTGCTAGATTATCGGAAAGCCAACAAAAAGACTCTAAAAGTTTATCTTTAGTTATTGATGTAGTTAATGAAAATGGTGAAGCTGCAAGAGAATATTTTACAATTTTAGGTAAAGATGGAAATACTTATTTTATTGACAAAAGAAATAATGTTAAAAAACAACATATTGGATTAACAATTGCTAATAGTTTATTTCAATTAGTTTTAGAAAAAGAAATTTTTGATATTGAGCCTAAAGAAGTGGAATATAAAGCTTATAACAAAGACACAGAAGAACTTGAAGATTTAAAAGGTGACGGTTTCCCTGATTTAATTAGTAAAAGTGTTGGTGCTTGTATTCAAATTGAAAGAATAATTGAGGGTGCAGATAGTAAAGAATCACCAAGAATTGAACATTTCTTTAATGTTGAAACTGGATTATTTAACAAAGAAGAGCCTAAAGAGGGTACTAAAACTAAACTTGATAAATGGCTAGATAAGAAAAAAGAATTTAAAGAGATCATCAAAGAAGTAAAAGAGAGAACTAATTTTGGTGGAAAAAAAGAAGCTACTGAATCAAGTAGTGAAGAGCCAAAAAAGAGTAAATGGGGTAGATAATGAAAAATAACTTAGAAGATTTAATAGCTAGTTGTGGAATAGGTAATCGACTATCTAAAGATGATGATAAGTTATATTTTCATATGTTTGTAATCAGCAAAGATAGCAAAAAAGTATATTTTTGTGGTGATTACTGGCATGAAGATATTTGCAATATAGTAGAATCAACTGATTTTATATTTGTTTTTGATGAATTTATAAAAATTTTTGATACACAAGAATCAAGAGATACTATATTAGCAAGTCTATTATTTTAAAGGGAAAAGATGAAATTAAGTGAATGGGTAAGTCATTTTGAAAAAATGGATAACGAAGATAGTCAAGGTAAAAGAGTATTAACTGAGGATCAGGCAAATATATTTAGAGATGTTTTAGCTAATTATAAAAAAGTAAAATATGCTTTACTTGATGCAAGAAGTGGAAGTGGTAAAACTACTTTAATAAGAGCTTTACAAAATTATTGTAATCAAAATGATATAAGTTTAGCAGTTACAGCATCAACTGGTAAAGCTAGTAGTGCATTGGGTGGAAAAACTATACATAGTTTTTTAGGTTTAAAAATGGAAGCTAATGATAATGCAGAAAAAGTTGAAGATGCTTTACAACTAACTGTTAAAGAAAATACAGATAGTTTAATTCCTGATATTTTAATTATTGATGAAGCTTCAATGATTGGTGAAAAACTATTTAGTGCTATTAAAAAATTTAACTTCCCATTTGTTTTTTTTGTTATGGATAGCGAACAATTGCCACCAGTAAAAGAAAAAAAAGTTGAATGGGATAAGTTTGTAGATTTAAAATATACGCTAACTAAAACTTTAAGAGCTAAAGATGAAGCTATGGTAAAACTATTTGATGATTTTAAATCTTATAAAGAGGGAAATTTATCAAACTTCAATTTAGATGATTATGTTAATAATAGAAATATAGTAAAAATAGATTGGAAAAATTGTAATTATATTCCAAGAAATAGTCAATGTACTACTGTTGGATATAGAAACGCTTTAGTTGAATATTTAGTTAATAATTTAACTCAAGATGGACATAATTTATATTGTTTAAATAGTGGAATAGTTGAAACTAGAATGGTAGTTGATGAAGATAGTCAAGGTAATCCAAAACTTAATTCAAATGGATATTATGCTAGAAAGTTCCAAGATGTACCAATTTTTTATAATGGTGAAGATGTAAAAATAGATTTACTACAAAATGAAACAAGAATGTTAGCTAAATTTGGTTTTTGCAAATATAAAGGTTATTCAATATCTATGAACTCTAAAAAAAATGGATTAACTGTATCAGCTCATGAAAGTTGTAGTAATGGTTTTTTAGCAAAAGAGCCTATTGAAGATAAAATTTATATAAGTTTTCCACCCGAAGATGTATTAGAACATACTACTTTAGCTTGTGTAAATGATAAACATTTTATATTACTTTGGGATAATTCAGAAGATGAATTTGCAAAAGCTATTCAAGATAAATTTACTGCATTATTACCTAGATTAAGAGTATTAAAAACTATTAAAAATTGGTATAAAAAATTTGATAGTTTAGCAATTCAAAGTTTAGATGGTGAGATTGAATATGCTTTAAAACAAAATAAAACTTTTAAAGATTTTATGGCATGGTTTAGTGGACATTGGGAAAGTATAGAAAGAAAAAAAAGATGGGGTGATTTTTTATCTACTAATAAAATTGTAAGTGCTAGAAAAACAACTGCAAGAACAATCCATAAAGCTCAAGGATTATCAATACCTTGCGTTATAGTTACTGATTATAGTTTTTATGGTGCAAGTTTATCAGCTCAATATGTTGCTTTAACTCGTGGTAAATATGGTTTAATTTTAGTTGAAAATACTCCTGATGAATGGAAAAATAAAGATAAGGATTTAAATAATGAAGAATATGAAGAAAGATACTGATTTTACAATTATTAGTATAAGTGTGGATTCACAAAAAAGAATTAAACAATTAGCCAAAAAAGAAAAAAGAACTATAAGAGCTATGTTTGATATTTTATTAGATAATTATGAAAAGGAAAGAAAATGACAACATTTGAAATAAAAGATAGTTTTAGAAAATTAGAAGAGATGATGAATGAGTTTAACCAAGAAACTGGAGAATTCATTTATTCAAATGAAAGTTTAGCACATTTTATAAAAGAGCTTGAAGAAAAAAAAGAATTAAAACTTAATAATATTGAAGATCTAAAAAGAGAATATAAAAGTAGAAATGATGCTTTAGATGTTAAAATTAAATCTTTACAAGCTAGAAAAAAACAAAATGAAACTCAAATAAATAATCTTAAGTTTTTTCAAGAGGTTTTATTAGATGGTGAAAAATTAAAAACAGATGAATATACTTTTTATTATACAAATAGTGAAAGTGTAGTAGTTCCTGATAAAATAGATGAAACTTTAGAAAAATTTACTAAAAAAACTATTGAATGGGATAAAACAAAAATTAAAGATGCAATAAAATTAGGTGAAGATTTAAGTGAGTATGGAATAGGTTTACAAAAAAAATCTAGTTTAGCAGTTAGATGAAACAATCAAAGTATAAAAATATTAAAGTAACTAGAAAACTATTAAATGGTGATATAGTTACTTTTGATAGTAAAAAAGAAGCTAAAAGGTTTGATGAACTTATTTTATTAGCTAAACAAGGTTTGATTAAAAACTTAACTTTACAGCCTGAGTTTGAAATTATTCCTACTATTAAATGGAATAAAAAAACATTATGTAAAATTAAATATATTGCAGATTTTAAATATGAACAAAATGGGAATATTATAGTTGAAGATGTAAAAGGCTTTAAAACTGATGTTTATCAATTAAAGAAAAGATTATTTTTACTACAAAATCCAACTTTAGATTTTAGAGAAATTTGAACAATATTTAAAACAATTTTAAAATTTAAGCATAAATTAATAAATAAGCATATATAATTATATTTATAAAGAGGTTGTAAAACTTCTTTATGGGTTCTTTAAAAACTAAATGTTGATTAATTAAAGCGTAAGTATGTCTATGTGAAAAATTTACTTCTTATGCTTTAGTTAGTTAATTATACACTAAAGGAGAAAGAGAATGAAAACAACAAGAAGGCAATTAGTTAATTTTGCAATTGGATTGGTGAAAGAAATTTCAAAAAGTAATAAAAATATTTCTATTGATTGTAAAAATACACATATAAATATTTGGTTTTATAAAGAAGATATGGCAGAATGTATGACAATTTGGAGTCATTATTCTTTAAGAGAAAATAAACAAGCATTTAGAAAAGCAATTTTAAAAATAAGAGGAATAGTAATATGAAAATGATAATCAAAGATAAAAATAATCAAGTAATAAAGGTATATGAAAATATAACAAATTGTATTCAGGTTGGTGTAATAGCACATAAACACGAATTTTGGGAATATGGAGCTTAAGATGAATAAAATAGGGGACAAATTAAAATGTATTTATACTATTAGTGGAATTTGCAAATTTACTGCTAATGAAATTTATGAAATAGCAACACAAAGGCAACAAGATAAAAAATATGTGATTTTTGATGATAACAATGAAGCTAATAATTTCAATGAAGATGAATTAGGATATTTTGAAAAAGTTGATAACAAGTCAAACAAAGTTAAAAATCCAAACTCAAAACATTATGAACTATGGCACGATTTAGAAGCAATAGATATAATTAAAAATACTCTTACAAAAGATGAGTATATAGGATTCTTAAAAGGTAATATTTTAAAATATCAATTAAGATTAGGAAAAAAAGATAATGTTGAAAAAGAAATGGAAAAGATAAGAGATTATCAAAATGAATTAAATATGATATTAGCTGGAGAATTAAAATGCGAAATGAATGCTTAGATTTAATAAATACAAAGATTAATGTAAAAGTTGAAGATAAAACTTTAACGGAAAACTTAAAAGAATGGCGTAAAGATAGAAACATAACAAATGCTAATTATTTAGTTTTTGTTGGTAATGTTTTGGAAGAGTTGTTTGAACCAATTTACTCAAAAGAATTAATCCAACCATGTAAAGATGAAATATTAGAAAAGTATTTTAATTATATAAATTACGATAATTTAAATGAATTTGAAATAGTTGATACGATAAAAGATATAAAAGTATTTGCAATTAATGAAACTGAACAGATGGGTTATGATGATATTAAAACAGATGATGAAGTATTTAAAGAAATTAATTCAAGAGTTCAAGACCCACAACAAAAAGAAGAATGGAAGTTAAAAAGTGCTTATGGCAAATGGAAAAAATGGCAAGAACAACCAAAAGAAACATTATATAAAGCTAATTATAGAGTCTGTAAATTATGAATGGATACGAAACATATATAGTAATAATAGTTATTCTTTGTGCTTATAGTTTAATTGAAACATATATAAAAAGGAAATATAAATGAATCCAAATAAAGTAGATTTAAAAACAGAAAGAACACCACAACAATGGAGTGTTCTTCTTGACACAGTTAAAAGAAATAATGATGGTGTTTTAAACAAAACAGAACAATCTTATTATATAGAACAGATTGAATTTAAACTAGGGATTAGAAATAAAAATATCGAAGTTCTAAAAATGATTGAGGATTCTGCTCCTGATTATTCGGACATAGTATGAAAACAATAAACCAACAAAAGATAGAAATAGTTAAAAGATTGATTGAAATAAACAAAATTCAATCAATCTTTTATTAAATATTATTAGGAGTTTAGAATGAAAAAGTATTTTAGAAATATAAGTTTACTTATTATTTTAGCGTGTATTGGTTGCTTTGTATCAGTTGGATTATTTGCGTTTTGTTTTGTTGTTTTGGTATTATCTCCATTATTAGCTTTTCATATTCAAACAATTCTTAAAAATTCAAAGGATTGTTTGAATGAAAATAGATAAACAAGCAAAAATTGATATTTACTACCTAATATTTTTTTGGGCAGTAAATGAAACCATAAAGGGCGATAAATATTTCACAGATAAAGAATTGTTTAAACAGTTGCAACAATCAAATAACTTTTTAATTTTTAAAAAGCAAAAGCAAAATAAAAAAGTTAAAAAGAAAACTATCGAATTGCTGCATAAAATACAAAAATTATCTATAAGTATGGAGTTTATATCTTTCGAGATGTTGGCTTTTATCTCATTAAATTTTTTATTACATGAGTGTCAAGAAAAAGATATGAAAAGATATAAAAATATTGATGTTATTAATATTCTTGAAAATATGCAACAAAAATATCCAGTTGAATTAAAACAACATTATAAATTTTTCGAAGAAATAGAGGATAAAATATGAAATGCCTAAAATGTGACTCATGCGTAGAAAACAAACAAAATGGTTTAATGTGTTTTAATCCAAAAAGTGATTATTTTAATGAAAGATTAAAAGGTTTAGAAATAGAAGAGTGTAAATATTTTACAGATATTTATTATGTAAATCCAAAAGATAAAGATGAAAAATGATTATTTGATGCGTAGATTATCATCAGAAGAAACATATTTTTATTTTAAAGATAGGTATAAAGATTCTAATTCAATGATAGCTAACTTTAATATTATCAAAAAACAAGATAAAGAAAATAAATTTAAAAATAAAAAATATTTACTTCAATCTGTTTGGGGATTTTTTGATTATAACGATGTAATAGAGATGTTAAAGTACGAAGAGGAAGTACATAATACAATTCTTTATGCCCAGCAGTTAATTATAGATATTGAAGCTTTAATTGAAAAAGATGGAACAAAAGGGAATTTGGGTAAAATAGCTAAATTAGTAGGAATACCACAACAAAGTATGGGGGCTTTAAACATATCTTATAATATGGCTATAAAAATTATTAATAATATTGAAACTAAATTAAAGAGTATTAGTTATGAAGCCTTACAAGATTTAAAAGTTAATTACCATAGATTAAGTGCATAAAAAAAGGAAGCTACAAGATTCGAAATCTTAGATAGCTTCCTTTCCCTAAAAGAGTAAAAATCAAGAGAATGAGTTTAGACATAGCACCAAAAAGGTACATTAATATTATATTACTTTATACTTAAAATAATATTAATATTTTAAAGCTCTATTTTTCCAGCCTTTTTTAAACTTACCGAATCTATCCTCGTCCAAACTGTTATAAAATTCAATTTCTTCTTCATCAAATAACTTATCAAATAAATCATCATCAAAGGCATTTAAAGCAGTAATTGTCTTATTCCCTATAATTCCATCAACTGTTAATCCTAAAAGCTCCTGAACCTTTTTAATGCATCTTGCAGGATTAGTATTAATTCCAAAACACATCATTTCTAATTGTTTGTTTTCTGATGTAATTAAATCGAGTTTCATTTTGTCGTAAAATTCTACTTTATAGAAATCTTCTACAATCTTATTTAAATCAGACACATTTGATAATATAATAGAGCATTTTTTTAAATCAGGAACATTTGCTAAATATCTTTTAATTATATTCCAACCTTTCCAAGTTGGGTGAGATGATTCATAAATTCCAAAATATGTAAGTCCATTTTCCCCATCATTTTTATGTAGCAATAATGAATTATCATTTGAAAATTCTACATCTTTAATCATTTCTAATATTTTTTTATTCATTTAACCCTCTTTTCTTTTTATAAGATTCAACTAAACCACCACCGAAATAAAATGCAACAATTGTTATCATTATCTCTCCAAGCCACATTTCATTGGCAAATTTTAATGATTCTCTTACATTTTCCATATTTACCCAACCATATAATGCACCTAAAATTCCATTTATCATAATAAATAAATAAACAAAAGTAAACATCATCGCCAAGTATCTTTGAGCTAATTTAAAAGGAGCATAAGCATTTAATAAGGTAGCTTTTGCATTTGTTTTAGCTTCAATAATTTTAGCTTCATTATCTGCTTTTTCTTCGTCTGAAGTCCAAGCTTCATCAATTAAATCTAAACCTTTTTTAACTACTTCTCCACTACCAAATATATTGCTTAATATTCCAAACATCTAGCAACTCCTTTTAAAAGTATCTAATATCTTTGTAATTTCTTCATTTTTTTTAATAGCTTCAAAGTATTTATTATCTTTAATTAAATACTTTAATTCTTTGATTTTAACTAATAATAGTTTCACTTCTGCAACTCCTTAAAAACTATTCCTACTATTGTTCCAGTTATTGATGAACCAATAAATACAATAACAGCCATTTTTACCATTAGAGTATTTAATGCAACTTTTATATCTGTGTCATTATTAAATAATACTTTTATATTGTCTTTGTGTTCTTTTAACGATTCGAGTATGAATTTTCTATCCTCTAAGTATTCTGCATTATCAGCCATATTTAACCTTTGAATTCATATCTTGAAAATATATCTTTTAGTGAACTTGCACCACTACAACAATCTAAACAATTAGCTTGTCTATATGCCGTTACATATTCAGTCATGTCCCTACCAATACCACCAATACCAACTAAAATACCATCTACATAGAATGGAAATTTAAATACTTCTAAATAAATCATTTTACCTTTGATTAATCCATTCTCTAAAAATCTTTGAGGTTTTAAATTATCAATAACAACTAAATCACTATTACCACAAACTTCTCCAAATGTGTGATTATTAGACCCAAATCTTTCTTTAGCTTTTAAAGATATTTCAATATCATTTTTCCCGTATGGGTGACAATCAAATAGTAAACCAGTTTTAATAGCTGTGTTAGCTACCATATATTTACCATCTAAATCTTTAAGCCAAACCATATCAGGTGATTCTTCAATTAGAATTTGTGCAAAACCTTTATAAAAACACAATTCATATTCAATCTTTGTTTTTTCTTCTTCTATCATATTAGCCATTTTAACCAATACTCTTTGATTTTCTTCGATTTTATTTACTAAAAATTGTATTTCTGGAAACCATCTATTATTAAAATATGTTATTTTCTCTTTAATCCATTTAAACATTAAATACTCCAAATAATATAGGCATTACAAACAAAATGAATAAATCCATAATAAACTTCTTGACTTTCCCATTTTCCAACTATTGAAATAAATTTACTTTTGTAGTTAAATGATTTTTTTCTACTTAAATAACAAGCCAAAGGAAAACCGATACCATATATAATGGAAACGATGAAGTATTCTAAATGTGAAATATAATTAAATAAAACCAAAGCTAAATATAAACATAATCCCCAAATAAATCCTCTAATTCCTAAAGCTAAATTGCAGTATTTAAAGTAATTTATTTTTTCTTTAACAAAAAAATTAGATATATGGTGAATATATGGGAAAGAATATCCTTCTTTATCTTTATATGCACCTTGTAAATTTATATTTTCAGGATAACATAATGAACCAACCCATTTGCCCCATCCGAAAGATTCACCAATAAAAAAACAAATTGATACTAATATTCCAATATACCATTGAGTAATTAATCCAAATAGTAATCCTAAATATAAAGCATAAATTAACGCTCCGTTTATATTAAATATTGAGATACTGAATATATTTCCAGTACCTCTTAATCGATTAAGAAATGTTTCCATCTAATCCAGCCCAATTTATATCATTATATAGTGTTCCGTTAGTCTTAGCATCTCTTGCTATTCCTCTAACAGTATCAATAAACATACACATTTCATCTTTATCTAAAGCAGTGTAAGGTGTTAATAAATTTGTTATATTAATCTGTCTATAAATTGGATATTTATTTTCAATTATTTCACTGGATTTTAAATTAATTAAAGATATTCTAAAAGATTCTTTTGCAACTACATTTTCATTCCAGCATTTATCAATATCATTCCATTCGTCAAAATCAGTAGGAACTATCAAGGTAAAACCATCTTCTATCTTCCCTAAATAATCAATAGTTGATGATTTTTTTGTATTAGTTTTATATGCAGTTTTACCTCTATTGTCTTCTACATATTCCCATTTGTCATGTTCTGTATTAAAGCAAACTGCAAAACCATCCTTTGGTTCAATAACTTTCAATGTAGTGGCATCCGATGGAACAAGGTATTTTCCTTCTTCCAATGGGTTTTTGCACGCAACCGTAATAGATGTAAACTCTTTTGTATCTTTAATATAATTATAAATATTCATATTGTCTCCTTAGTATTTAATACAATATAATAACGCTATATTTCTAGGTCTAGTTTCTGCTCCACCAGTACTATCTGTATTTCCAAGACCTTGAGTTGCACCCGCTGTTCCAGTTGTAGTTCTAGCATTACTTATAGTAGTAACACTCATAGGGTGACTATGGCTTTTAAATGAATCAGTTTGTGCAGAACCGAATACCCTTGCACTATCAATTCCTCTTGCATTATCAAAACCTCTAATAAATTCACCCCTTAAATCAGGTATTTTAAAAGTAGTAGAACCATCTCCAACGCCAAATGTAGTGCCAATTTCTGCGAATAAACTAGCATAAACAGTTCTTGATACTAAAGCACCATTACATTCTAAATACCCAGTTGGTGCAGTATTTTTAGCAAATGCAAATATTAATCCAACCGATATACCAGAGCCAATACCAGCTATTCCATCGTCTACATATTTCTTATTCGCAACTTGATATTGTAAAGTTGGAGCAGATGATGGTGTTACTGGAAAACTTGTAAAAGTTTTAATTCCAGCTATTGTTTGGTCCCCCGTAAGTTCTACATAACCACCGGTTTCTAATTTCCAGTTGGTAGTATCTGTTATTGGATTATTCCCAACATTTGGAGAACCAATTGTTCCAGTTAAAGACTTATATGTTTTCCCATCGCTTCCAGTAGTTAATGAATTGATTCTATAATTTTGAAGTGAGTTCCACTCACTAATTCCCATTTCGTACAAATAAGATATTAAAGCACCCAAAGTGTAACCCATTGCATTAAAATCTTCTCTTGTTGGATTATCGTTTAATCCTACGATTTCCCAACCTTTTTTAAAGTCTGCATTTAGGTTGTCATCGATTAAGTCCGACTGAGTTGTTCCGCCAAATACCGTTCTGTTTGTAGATGTTGCATCACCTGCAAAAGGTACAACATTTCCATTAAATCTTGTAATCATATTTTTCCTTCCTATATAATTTTATAAGCAAATCTTGATGTTCCAGATGTTGCAAATTTGCTACCAAGTCCAATATTAAAGCTGTTAAACCCAAAGGTAACACCGTCTTGATAACCTACGAATGTATTATATCTAACCCCTTGCGGACGAGGTAACAAATCTAGGTTTTTTAAATATGTTAATTTTGTAATATCATAGCTACTATCAATATTTAAAGTCATTGTCATATCTTTATTATCAACAATATATGCTTTACTATTAAATAAATAATCTACTGTATTTTGAATTGATAAATTGCTTGAATCAATATTTTTTGATGTTGCATAGTTTTTTATTATTTTAGCTTTAATAAAAAATCTATAATCATTGTCGTTTACTTGACTATCTGAATATGGAATTTCAAATTTGCCCCTAAATGGATAAGAAACTACTACATTAAATTTACTTCCAAAAGGATAAGAGTTTAGATTACCATTGAACCCAAAGTATTTTTTTGGTACTGAAAATGGAACATTCCTACTTATACCTACGATTTTTCCTAAAATATCCAATTGTTTTCCGACAGCATTATCTAAATCATAGGCAAAAATTAAGATATTGGCATTATCATATATTAATTCAAAATCTTCAGTATACGCAGTAACCGTGGATACTGCGTTAGATTTTTGTCCATATTGGATAATTAAATTTGATACATTTCCGTCAATATAATCACTCATTTTATACCTCAGTAATTGTTATATTTGCAACGCTTATAATAAACTTTTCATCATAATCATTTGTTGCTGTATTTCCAAAAGTAATATTATCTTTACTAACTTCTAAAGCTGAAGCAATAAATGTACTTCCGGCACTATAAACATATGAATACAGCTCTGTTGCTGTTGCTTTTTCATTAATAGAATAAAACTTTTCAACTAATTTGTTCTTAATGGCATCCATATCAATAACATTTGTAGATAATCTTTTTGTTACAATTAAATTAATATATAAAGGTATTTCAATTGGTCTGTCAAATTTTACTGTATGTGTTAATGTTCTAGTTGTTCCATCTGCTTTAAGAAATGTTTCAATATAATTTTGTGAAATAGTACCTTTTAAATCCGCTCCAATTGTTTTGTCTGACGCTATAATTTTAGCTATTTCATCAACTGCTCCACCATCAACAATTACCCATAAAGCATGAGGATTTAAGCCTTTTAAAGCATCATAATCATCTGTTGCATTTTCATAGATAACTGAATCAGTAACAGTATCAAGGAGGAATAATTTACTATATATTCCTGCAATGGTTGAATCGGAATTAACGCTTAAAAGGTTGTTTCTTCTTTTTCTTAATAGTACATCACTTTCTTCATCTCTTCCAACTTCTGCTGGTGATAGATTATTTACGCTTGTAATTTCAGGGAAAACAGTCACAACATCATTGATTGTATTTGCACTAGCCTCAATAGCTCCAAAGTTTACAGCATTAAAAGATACTATATTAGAACCAATAATTAAAGAAGTTTCTGCATTTATAACCCATTCATTCTTGTTTTCATCTATGATTGTATAATCCGATGGTAAAGTCACATTCTCATTTGCTATTATCGTTATATCTACAATTGATTTTGTTGAAGCCCTTCTTGTTTGAGCAATTAATTTTAATAACTTATTTAACTCTACCCCTTGTGCTAAATCAGGGTCAAAAGAATTATAAATATGTAAAATTAAAGTTTGTAAATCGTAAATTTCATTAGTAATAATTCCTAATAATTGACCGTCTGGGCTGTTCTGTTCCAAGTTTATATCTTGTCCGTAAATCAGCTTAAACTTATCAGCCAACCTATTATAAATCGTACTAAATTCATCAATCAATAAACCGTTTTCATTTATTGTCATATTTCAACTCCTAGTTTTAAAGCTTCACTAAAAACAGTATTTACAACTATTTCAATATTTGCATTTCTATTATCCGATTTTACAATATCTATTGATACAACATTAACGATACCTTCACTATTCAAGCAAACTCTTTCAACTTCATTTATAATTGTTTCTTCATTGTTTTTTTGTCCTAAAATTGTAAACCAATCTATATTCTGATTTTGGTCAATCATCCAGTCATTTTTGAAACTTAACAATCTTGTTTTGCAGTTCATCATAATTGCTTCATTACTATCTGCATAATTAGAAACTCCCCTCCCAAATGTCCAATCGTGGTTTTCATTTAGCCTTCTAAATTTCACTATAAAGCTCCTAATATTAATTTTTTATGCTCATTATATTTATTTTTTACATCTTCTTTGTCTTTAAATATTCCTAAGTATTTGCTTCTTCCATCAATTCCAATTAAAGACATATATTTCTTTCCCACTTTATAAACACCTACTCACATTACATTTGTTTTGTTTTTCAGTTAATAATCTTAAATTTTCAATATTGTTATTTAATCTATTTCTGTCTTTATGGTCAACTTGATAAGTATTTTCTATCTCACCATAGTGATATATCCATATTAATCTATGAATATAAAATTTCTTTTTATTTAATCTTACTTGTCTATATTTTGTTGAATTATCATAACTTCCAGCAACACTTCCTATTTTAGCTCTGTTTCCTCTTGAGATTTTCCATATTAAACTACCATCTTTATATTCAAATAATTCTTTTAGCTCATTTTGTGTCATTTTCCTACCTTTTATTTTTTTATTATTATACTCTAAAAACCATAAGATAAAACTTTAATTTGGAGTTGATGTTTCGTTTCCATCACCCTGCTCTGTATGTGTATGATTCTTTAACGATATTCCATCTGCAACAATATCACCACCACTTAAATTAATAGTGCAACCAGTAGCATTTACAGTACCACCACCACCACCATTAATAGTAATATTTCCATTAATAGTTAAATTACCATTCTTTATAGTTTGTCCATTTATAGTGAAGTCACCCGTCAAAGTATAATCACCCGATTGTGTTCGGTTGCCCATATGTTCATAATTGCCCCCTTGATAACAATCACCCATCATTTTAATAACAGTAGGAATATCCAACTCACCCGACATATTCTTTAATCCAACCAAAGCAATACAATCACTATAATCGTGTATTCTAGCTTCCAAAGGTGGTTTAAAATCGTTACCACTATACCACTCATCAAAACATCTTTCAACCACAAATAAAACTGCATAATCCCCAACAGCCAAAGGCATTTGAATAGATGAACTTCCACCTAAAAAGTTAATAATAGGAACTTCAATAAACACTGGTAAATCTACTGTTTTATCATTTACCAGCCTACTTATAACTGGTTTACAATCAATAGTCTTTTGGTTTATCTTTGTAATTTTAGCTATTAGTGTAGTATGTGTATCAACTAAAGAACCTCTAATACTATTTAAAATCGTGCTTTCTAATGTTGGTTTAGAATTTTCGCTGTAATTCATTATCAACCTTTTTTATTTTTATTATATCTAAATTGATAGTTTTATAATATTTTAAGCATTATTGTATTAAAATTATTTTAATAAAACAAAGAGGAGTTGAGAGAATGGAAACAATAGTTATAGATGAAAATTATGAGGGTGTATATAGGCAAGACTGGTATTTTAGAATTGATATAGATATTAATTTTCCAAATTGTCATATAGATATTAAGATACCTTTAATTAGCAGTAAATCATTTTTTGGTAAGTCGCTAAAAGTTGGTGAATGGCTAGAAGTTGGTAAGTCGCTAAAAGTTGGTAAGTCGCTAAAAGTTGGTGAGTGGCTAAAAGTTGGTAAGTCGCTAAAAGTTGGTAAGTCGCTAAAAGTTGGTAAGTCGCTAAAAGTTGGTGCGTGGCTAAAAGTTGGTGAGTCGCTAAAAGTTGGTGAGTCGCTAAAAGTTGGTGCGTGGCTAGAAGTTGGTGAGTCGCTAAAAGTTGGTGAGTGGCTAAAAGTTGGTGAGTGGCTAGAAGTTGGTGAGTGGCTATAAGTTGGTAAGTCGCTAAAAGTTGGTAAGTCGCTAAAAGTTGGTAAGTGGCTAGAAGTTGGTAAGTGGCTAGAAGTTGGTAAGTCGCTAAAAGTTGGTGAGTCGCTAAAAGTTGGTGAGTGGCTAGAAGTTGGTGAGTGGCTAGAAGTTGGT